AAGGGGCCTAAGCCCCTAACCTTAATTTAATTATACGTCTGGGTTTGTCGCAACACGGACAATACCTTCAGGACGGTACAACTTAACACCGTAACGAGATGATGTTACATACTCGTGACGTTGGAAGTCTTTGTTGTACTCATAATCAACTTCTGGCATCTGACGCCATGCACCCACGAATGGGTTAGCAACAGGTGCAGCAGAGAAGAACATGTTCACTTTACCATTGTTACTAGAGAAGTCATTAGCAGTTGTGCCATCACGTTCTAGTAAAGCTGAGTCAGTGTTGTCTGGAAGGTAGTTAGATGTGTATACATCAAAGCCGTAGACGTTAGCTACGAAACGCATACCAGTTGCAACACCTTGTGACACTACACCTTCGAACTTAGGGTTGTTAGAAACATTAACTAAGTTTGACAGTGTATTGATTGTGAACTCAACTGACGGATCAACAATAGCAACCATTGCTTGATCTGGAACATTTGACTTCTTCAATGCGTAACGTGCATATGCAAAGTCTTCTAGTTCCATCTTACCTGAGTTACCACCAGCAATACGGTGTGCAATACCGTTGATAGCTTCAGCAGAGTTAGCAGATACACCAGCTTCAGGAGAAGCAAAAGTTGTAGCTTCGAAGTGCTCAAGAATAGCACGTTCTTGCTCAGGTACAAAACGAGACATTAGTTCGTTTGCATAGAAGAAGTCCTGTTCAGCTTTCTTAGTGATATAAGTAGCTGAAGTAAGATACTTGTCTACAGTAAACGTGAAGTCAGCTGTTGCAAGTGGATCATACGTAACTTGTGTATCTTCAGTGTAGTTGTTAGTTGTAATCTCACCTATTTGTGGGATATGGAAAGTATCTCCGTCTGGGAAACCTTCAAGCATACGGACGTACCGTTGTGCCATCATTTCATCACGAAGAAGTTCTTTTAACTCTTGGCTCCATACATCGGAACGAGTTAGGTAGGAAGTGGCAGAAGTCATACCAGCCATTTTATTTACTCCAAATTAAAAACTACAAACCAAATTTGTCGCCCAAACGCATTTTGTCATCCATTAATTGACGTTGGACTTTAGGTGTGTAGTAAAGGTTTTTGTTTTCTCGACGAAGATTTTGGTAGTAAGACCAATCACGTTCATTCGAGGCTTGCATATTTACACCTTCCGTGCGAACCGAACCTTCAACCAATGGTTTAAATTCTTTTTTAGGTTCACCAATAAGGTTAAAGAAAGCTGTGGGTGACTCTGCAGCAATTTCTTGCATACGTTCTATAGTTAACCCTAGCTCCTTAGCTTTATTCTGGATCTTAGCTGAGGCATCAGTGCCGTAACTCTTTTCCATTTCCTCATTAACAAAATTAAGGTTTTGCTTTACAGCAGAATCTTTATCTCGTTCAGTTAGTGTACGTTCAACAAGGCTCTTCAGGTCTTCCTCACTCAGACTAGGGTTGGTGTTCCCTTCTGACGTGCCACCAGTATTGTTGTTTGGCGTTGCATTCTTCGCATTGATGGGGTCTGCGGCCTTATTTTGCAACTGTTCCAAGAGATCTTTGGCGTAATCCTGTTTACTTAAATCTTCCCTCATATTACTGAGTTGTCCTTCAAGTTCTTTAATATAGCTATCAGCTTCTATTTTACCTTTAGCTAATACTTCAGGGTCTTTCCAATTATCTCCCTTCGCCTCTACGAGTTTCTGTACAAAAGAATCCTGTGGTTGGTTACTCTCAGTAGCTTGAAGCTCAGGTTGAGTAGTGTCATTGGTTTGTCCACTCTCAGAAAACACATCCATGTTTTATTCCTTATTAATTGTTATGAGTTTAAGCAGATCATCAAGTACTTGGTTGTACTCGTTGACTGCCACTTGACGTAGTTCCCAATTAGGTACTGCGTAATCACGAACCGATTCTTTCTTTTTAAAATCTTGTTCGAGAATTTCTTTTAGATCATCGAAAGCATTTCTGTAACCTAATACTTCAGCTTTACGTTTCTCTTTATCTTGTCCCTTGAGACCTTTTAACCAAATAGATTTCATTTCTTCTTTTTCATTGGCTTTGTTTTAGGTCTCTCTTTAGGCTTAGGTTTCTTTGTTGTGTTACTGTACGGTTTAACTTTACCTGCTTTGTATGGCATATCTATATTCCCATTTCTTGAGCTAACATTAATTGTTCTTGGTTAATAGCCTCAGCTTCTTGCATCTGTTGCTGTGTTTCAAGTTGTTCAGATACTGAAATGTTTTCTGAGAACAACTCAGGTTCACCTAATTCTTCTGACAAGATTCTGGCAAACTCCTTACCTGACAAGTGGGCAGCCACTGTAGGGTCTTGCAACTTAATCTGGTATAACTGGGTAAGGTTCTGTATACGTCTAGCTCGTTCAGCAAAGTGTCTAGCACCTACAGGAACAATCTTACCTTTAGCTGTAATGTCATCCTTAGTAATCGTCTGGAATAGAACAGCACCTGTAGCATCATCTAAAACTCTTATTGTGTCAGACATATTCATATAACGACGAGACACCTCAAGCATAGCATTGAGTATTGGCTCAAGGAACACACGTTCGAAGTGAGCTGTCTTATGTTCGAAGATACGAGATGCTGAGTTCTGTAATGACTGCACCTCAAATGCTGTCTTCTCACCTGGTGTACGTATACCCATAGCTTGACGAGGAGCACCTGCCATCTCTTCCATCTTGTCTTCCAAGAACCTAATCTGTAAGTCAGCCTGTAATGCTGTAGCATCAGGAGCCATGTAACCTACGTCACCCTCTTCACCTAGATATACACGACCACCTGGTTCAAAGTCAAAGTCTTCTACATCACCTCTGATCTTTAACATAGGGTAAGCTATCTGGTCAAACACATCTGACTTCAAGTTCTCTAGGTGGTCAATACGGTACTGCATACCAACCAAATTATCTAAAGGTCCCATAGCATACAAGTTGTCAGGGCGAGGTCTCCATCCAGCTTGGAAGATAGGGGAGCTACCTAACCAACTAGGGTCTTCTTCGTTAGCCATAACATATGCTCTGTCAACTACTGTAATGACACGGTTCTTCAGTAAGACACCCTTCTCAGTATCGTAGTAGTCACCATAGAAGGTTAAAACCTCTACGTAGTCTGACTCGTAGTACTGCTGAATGGATGTAAAGCCGTCAGCTATATAACCGTCAGCTTTATCATACGTGGCGTCAGAACCCCTTACAGCAGCTCTAGCACCCATCATTTTAGAGAAGACACCTTCCATGTATTGCTTTGACGGATCACTGTCAATCATACTTCGGATCTCTCCAAGAGTCTTTATAGACTTGAGGATCTTAGGTGACTTCTCAAAGCTGGGTGCTGTAGGATTAAAGCAAAGATCGTATGGTGAAACACGTACAACCTTTGGACCTACATAGTTTACAACGAGGTCCCCAGCTTCTTTGACTTGGTAGTTGTCTTCCCATGTAACAGTAGCAAAGCAATTACCGTACTGAATGTAATCATAGAGTAAATCACTGGCTGTATTAACAAAGTTAGACTGACGGACTTTATTGTCCATGTATGCTTGTATTACACTACGTTTAGCTTTAACGTTAGCATCTCTTGTCTCAGCTTCAAAACGCATCCACTTAGACTGTGGGAATAATGTAGCAAAGTAATTAGCATGGAGGTTATCCATAATCTGAGTTAGCTTGGGGGTTGTTGTACTGTTAGACCAAGGTAACATAGCATTCTTGGTTGTGCTCGTGTCTGTAGCATACAGGTAGTTACGTAACTCTTTCCACTCTTCAACCTTAGACTGACGAAGGTTAGACCATTCACGCCATCTGTTAGATACCTCAATAGCCATTGAGTCAGGACTTAAAAGGTATTCTAATTCTATTGTTTCACCAGCCATTAAGAGGCTCCTCTAAATCTGTTATTAGCCCAAACGATATTCTTGTCTTTATTTCTACGTACATTCTTGAATGGCTTGACAGCAATGTCTATAGCCGAAGCAAGAGCATCTTTAATATCGTCATGCGGTGGGTTCCTTGACTGTAGTTCTTCTTCTAAAGTCTGTGTGTTACCACCACGATAATGCCATATTTGTAAGTTGTCATAACGAGGTTCTAAAGTTGCAGATATTCTTTCGTCTTTATTACCTTGGTATTTGTTAGGTCTGAACTCATCTACACTTATAGCTAATCCGTGTTGCTTGATAAGTTCTTTTAGTTGTTTAACGATTGCTTGTTGAGCTACTGTAACCTCAGCCCTTAGTTTACGGAATGACCACTTAGTTGACAACTGTAGTATGTGCTCAAAGTAATCTGTAATTCTGTCAGTACGAAAACGATCAATGTCTAGTACGTATATGTTATTATCTGAGTCAACCCCTACGATGACAATAGCTGTGTAGTCTGACTTCTTAGATAAACTAAAAGCAAAGTCTACAGCTGCAAATACGTTTAGCTTAGAGTCTTTGTAGAACCAGTGTCCTTGATCTTCTTTTAGTAACTTACGTTCGTAGTACTGAAACCTTGTGCTTTCTATAGGTACGTTGTCAGGATCTGAAGGATCGTTGTAGTACTGTGCTCTAAACTGACCCTTGTCTAAGTACTGCCCTCTTTTCTTAGCTAGTACCTTGATGTCAAACCCGAACCACTTACCGTCCTTCCGTTGACTACGAGGCCATAACATTTCACCTGTGCCATCTCCTCTATCCTCTACAGGACGTTCAAAGATCTCGTAGATGTTATCCTCACCTACCTTGTTACCATCATCATCAAACAGTTCTTCTGTCATTTGTAGCAGATCGTTGTATAGATCTACAGGATGGTAACGTGTACCTACCACCCATTCTCTAGCATCTGCACCTTCGATAGATGACAATAAAGAGTACTGTGACTTAACCTTGTTTCTTCCCTCACCTGTGTATGCATTCTCGTATACTACTATATCATCGAGGACAGCAATATCGCAGTGCATCCCTGTAAGAGAAGTAGTAAGACCACCAGTGAACACAGACGGGTCACGTACTTTTTCTGCTTTCCTTAAAGGATGGTCTAACATAATCTCAGAGTTAGTCCATCTTGTTCTCTTACCATCTTCAGGGTGTACGTGGTCAGGCCAGTATCTACTATAAGTATCAGATGTTAGTATTGTTTTAATAAAGCCTAACTGTTTTTCTGCTAGGTTAGCTGTAGCAGATATATACAGGATACGTAGTGTTGGGTCTTTGGTTAGTTCCCATGCTACCCTGTAAGCTATCATACGAGACTTACCGTGATCACGAGGAAACAAAAGAAGCTGGTGAGACTTAGAGTCTTTTCGACCCCACCAGTTACATACATCTTCGTGACACTGACCTAGCATTTGTTCAGGTGCTACTAGCTTGATAAATGTAACTAAATCGTTCTCAGCTGCTGAACGTATTTGATCTAATGTAGCCATAGTATCCTAGTTATTTTTATTTGTCAAGATAAAAGTTTAAATTATTTAATAAGACCATGCAATGCTTACAGACCCACCATCAAAAGTATTAGAGCCTGATGGTTTAACTTTAAGTTGAGTTAGTTCACCAGATAATGTTTTAGAACCTGCACCTATTCGTTGTTCATTTTGGTCTGGGTCTATGACAGTATGTGCTTGAATAAACTTATTGGTTGTATGTACTCTTGTAAATGTCATACTACCTGTCCATTTGTCTGCTGCGTTTTGTCCTCTAACAATCATACCTGATGTAGACTCAGAAGCATTAGTCCAAACAGACCTAGATATATATCCTGAAGTTTCAATACCACCTGAGTCACCTAGCTGTATAAGTAAATCGTCACTACCACTCATGCTTAATTCGTCAAACATAACTGTAACTTGACGGACATTTGCAGGTATTCCTGTAAAGTTTGCTTCTGTACTGCCACCAGGTGTTACAGCTGCAAGAGAACCACTGCCTACGTTGTCAGCCACTATAGAGCCTGTTACAGTACAGCCTGTTGCTGTTGTTTCTAATTTCTTTGAGTTGTCGTGGTAAAGAGATACAGAACTATTACCTGCTGCTACAATCATTTTTTCTTCAGCTGGTGATATTAATTCAATAGTACCACCACCCCTTAGATATAAATTACCAGTACCATTATCCCTTATATGACTGTTTGAACCGTCGTGAAACAGTTCCATATCTGAACCTGCCCCAAAGATAACTTTGTTGTTATCACCAAATGACAAGTTGCCTGTAATACTATCACCAGATACAGATACGTAGTCTGTTGATGCTGTAGTTGCAGCAGTTCCTAAACCTAGAGTTGCTCTACCTTCTGTTGCATCAGCATCTGCTATTAGAGATGCACCAAATGCTGTGACTGTACCGTCAAAGACTGGGTCATTAGATACAGCTATTAACTTACCGTTAACAACTAAACTGTTTGCACCTATAACATTTGCATTTGTAATATCATTAGAGTTCATGTCAAAGTTAGCTGACATGGTGTTAGGTGTGCTACCGTCCCTAGATACTGTGTTGTCAAAAGCATTGTTAAGTGCTTCGAAGTTAGCATTCAGTGCTGCTCTACTGTAGTAGCCTGATGCTATAGTTGTTACGCCTGGTTTCTTTGCCATTGTATTTATTAATCCTTTACCTTTGGTGGATTGGTTTTAGTTACTTACAGCCAAACTCTCATGGGTGTCTCAGGTGTTACCCCATGTGATGTATCTAATGTTTCTACAGTATCACGCATAGCATCACCCATTAGTCTAATGTTAACATGCCAGCCTGTCATAGCTTGCATCTCAGGATACTCCATGCCGTCTTCATCTGTCAGGGTGTTGCCTGTAGGCTCGTGTAGTGTGCCTACAACGTCGATGGCATAGTCAGATGTGTTTGACACTAGGTAAGGATCACCAACGTTTGTGGTAGTCTCCTCGCCTGTCTCCTCGTCTACTGTTGTCTCAGTGTCTTGAGTGTAGAATGATGACAAGACTGTAGGCATATCAGCTTCAGTAGCTAACCTAAGGTAGAAGTCAGTCTTGATTACTTCTGGTTCAATTACTTCTTCGGTCATGTTGTTAGCTCCTGTAGCTGAGTGTCTGATAATTTGCGTGGGTAGTATTTGATGGATTTGATGTGTCCGTTTATCAGGTTAGAACTTGGGTTGTTGGGGTAAAAGTAACCAATTCCCAACACAGATATTTCAGAGGGAACCGTTCCTGATGTATCAGTATTCACTGATGCGCCATTAGCAGAAACGGCGAAATCATTCTCGGCAAATGCCATTGCAAATTTAACAAGTTCAGAAGTTGCGCCTCTATTACCACCATTTATATCTGCCTGTGTACCACTTGTATTCCTAACAAAACCAAGATGAAATTGAGAACTGGTGTAGTGTATTATTCTGTTGTTTGGAGTGCCATCACTTAAATTGAAAGCACCAAACTGCTCGTTAAGAGGCTTGTTACTCTTGAACTCTACCAAAACAGTCCCTGCCTTCTGGTTATAACCAAAGGCACTCGTAGGAAGGGTAGTTACATCTGCCGCCCTAGTAGCTGTAGCACCTGTTGTTGGGATGTAAGACGTAGGGAATGCGCCTTGTTCTACCTGATGACCCCAGATGTAAATGCCATCAACTCCATTCCCTGCTGTAGCAGATACGTCTGAGTTTACTGTATCGTCCGACACCACTGTTATCATACCAGTACCTGAATCATTTAGAGGTTTAATCCATACTCTATACCAACCATTTCCTACTGACTCGACTCCGTAATCCTCCATATTCCTGTTACTTGTCTTGTAAATGTAATCAAACGTTCCAGTATTAAGGTCAAAGTAAGCAAAAGCTGCGTAGCCAGCATAATTCCATGCCCCTAGTCCAATTTTATTAAAACTACCTTCTCCTGCTTTTGCAAATATAGAAGAGGTATTAGTAGGTTGATCTTGACCACCAGATACAACTAGGCGAGGCATAGCAGTTACGCCTAAATTTACAACTAGCTTTGTGGCAGTCTGTGTTCCGTCTGGTGCAGTTGCCACATTAGGAGTTACTGTAACACCATCCACAGCTCCACTGAATGTTTCACTGTTAGTGTCAAGATTAGTCCTAGCTTCCTCAATCAGTAAGCCTTTGACTGTGCCATCTGCACTGTACTCAATGCGAGGGGTGTTGTTAGTAGCTGTTTGTATTAGACCATTACTACCAAGGAAGGTAGAGGAGGATGCTCTAGTGAATGTAATCAGGTCTGTTGCACTATTTAAATTTTTAGTACCCATATCATTCACTCCAATCTAATACTGTGAAACTACTTGTGGATGAACCATCGAATGTTAATTGTAGTGATGGCTCTGTGGATGGTGCTGATGCTGTAGCTATGCCAGTATCCGTTAGATCATCTGACCACACTCTGAACTTACCTATTGTACCCATGAAGTAATAGCCTAACTTTAGGTCTGTTGCTGACAAGTCAGGAAGAGCTATAGGTGTTGTGTTAGCTGTCAGTGCTGTACCATCTATAGCACCATTGATGAACGTAGAGCCGTGTCGTGATGCTATGTTGAAGGGGACGTTGATACCGGAAGAGTAAACGTTTGCATTTGTTGAAACATCATCCACGACGCCCCCTGCGTATTGTCTAAAACCAACCCAGCTATTTCTGGACGTTAGGGTGGAGTTTGAGGCGTCGATGCCGCCTGAAGTGTCAATACGCCACTGGAAGAACCTAGGGTTTGTGCTAATTGAATCGTCATCAGCATATGTCATCCTGCCGTCCATCTGTATTGACATATTAGTAGAGCTATATGGTAGATTAGCTGATGGTACTGTTAGTGTCTCAGCCGCCCTTGTTACAGTTGATCCTGATGTTGGGATGTAGCTTGATGGGGTTGAGCCTTGTTCAAACTGAGTGCCATAGAGGTAAATGCCAGAAGTTCCGTCATTAGGGCTGTCTGGTAATCTACTAGAAACATCAGTGTCGTACACAGCAACAAAGAATGGATTACCAGTAGTGCTTTGAGAGGCTACAGCAGTTAAAGTTATTCTATACCAACCATTACCTACTGGTGTTACTATAACACCTATGTTGCTATTACCAAGACTACCATTAGAAAGATTGACGTTAGCAAATGTAGCCGCAAACCTTGGAGAAGAACCTCCTATTTGAAGCCAACTATACTCGCCAGCCTTGGCATAAATTGAACCTGTGTAAGTTGTTCCACTAGTAATTGAAATACTAGGAAAAGTAACTCCTGCCCAACCACCAGACTGCGGTATTATAAGAGTTGCATCTGTAGCACCTGACGGGCTGGTAGTGTTGTTTGCTGATATAACTGCTCTAGTCTTAAGCCACTCAGCATTAGCAAAATCATTCGAATAAGTAACCAAATTGGTCCTAGCTTCACTCTCATGGAGTACGCCTTCGTTTGCCCAAGCATCACCATTGTAAATGTGGTGGCCTACTCTTGGTAGGTAAACAGCAGAACTTGTTGTTGGGACGTAGCTATCACCACGGTCAGGGTTGTTGACCATGCCGCCAAGGTCACTTCGGAATAAGTGTGCGCCCCAGATGTAAAGACTATCACCAGAAGCCCCAGATGCACCATCAGATGCTACAGGAAAAATAGAAAATCTATTATTAGTTAAATTAGATGTTACTACACAACGATACCACCCGTTTCCTACAGATTCTATAGAAGCAGTATGATTAGAGCTAGATGTACCTACTGAACCTGCGCCTGATAAATTAAAAAATGTATCTTCACCACTTGCAGTTCGTAATTTTAGATAACTTGTGCTAAAGGCTTTAGCAAAAATTGACCAAGTGTGACTACCAGATGCGGAAATTGCCTTATATACTGCTCCACCTGATCCTTGGCTAACTACACTATAGGCAGAGTTAGTTCCGTCAGGTGCTGTAGTAACATTAGAGGTTACTGTGGTAAGATATTTTAACCAAACAGAATTAGAAAAATCCTCAGAGTAAGGCAGTAGGTTATGCGGACGCCACTTAATGTTACCATCACTGTCTGTCATGGTTGCATTGCTAGAGGCACTGTGAGTTACAGCAGGGTTAAGGTTTGACTTGACACCTGCAGCTCTGTAGTACTCATTGATAAAATCTAAAGAGTAGGCTGGTTGTTTTGTCAGGACACCATAATCTAAAGCTACAAACGAAGCTGAACTATTACGTAAGTCTCTCATAGCCTCATAGAAACTACCGTACTCTGACACCAAGAACTTGTGTATTCTATCTGTCAAGGAACCTGTATGGGTTAGATCACCCATAGCCTTGTAATGCATATCGTTCAGTGAACCAGTATAACCTTGGCTCCTGAAGTATTGAAAGTCTTCATCTGCTGTAGGGAAAAATAACAATGTGTGGGGGTATCCTCTTTTTACATTTAATAAAAGAGAGAAAGGTCATAGGGCTTACTAGAAGGAGTAAACTGTAAGCTAGACAGGGATCATCTCTTTTTGTTTTTAATTGGCTCTTGTTAAGCCTAGTCGTTTAGCATCATCTGATAACAATGACAAAGCTTCTTTATTCATGTCTTCTTCTTCTTTAGCCTTGAGTTTCTTCTTGGCTACTGTAGCTGCTTCCTTGTCTAACCAACCCTTATCTAGTAATAGCTTGGCTGCACTAAAGGAACTTCTACCTTTTGTCTTCATCTCTTCAGCTATAGCTTTGATAGCTTCTGACTTGACCTTAACCTCTACTTCTTTTCTCCATCTTAATATGTGGACCTTAACGCCTGATGCATTGGACACTTTCTGCCATATATCCCAGGAACCAAAGACTGTCAGAGCAAACTCGTATTCTGTTGGATCAGCTGGAGCCATCTGTAGGTATAGCTTCTGTAATGACAAGTACATCTTGCCGTGAGCCTCTAGGTCTCTGTCCTTGAGAGTAAACACAGCATCCTCTGTATCTGAGTAGCATAACTCATAGAATAGGCTTTTTGTTTTTGTCTTACCGTTAGAGCCTTTGAAGTTTTCGTACTGGAACATCATGATGGTTTACTGTATCTTTCTTTTTACAAGCTAATTCACGTAGTATACCACAGGTGTGATATATATGTCAACACTTAAATTAATTATTTATAGTATTTCTTAAATATTGCTTAAAGGGTATTGACACAAGTGCAAATAGGGTGTATAATTTCATTACTAGCCGCCAGGCGGTATAAGTATATATACTATAGCTATACCAAGGTATAATCCATTACTCTAATGTTTATCTAAGCTTGGTAGTCTACGCAAGGTACTTACCGTAGAGCTTAGGGACACGTCCAGATTCTACTGTAAGCACCCACCACCCACAAGATTATTACATGCAGCCCACCACTGGTTAACTCCTTTGGTGGGTTTCTTTTTTGGAGAAGGCGTAGTCTTTGACCACTTGGCATGCTCAAGAAAATCCTTAGAAAATGTTTTGGTGTAATGTACATATAGAAGGATACCCCGCAGCCCCCCATGTCGATACCCTAGTGTTGCATAAATGTTACACCCCAGGTAGTTGCAAAAGTATCACACTGTGGCAAATCCATCGCAGTGTTGCAGGAATGACACAGGGGTGCTTTAAGATTGTCAGGGCAATAATACCTAAGCAATATCAAATGAATTAAACCTTTGTTATCCATTGCAATTCCATGGATCATCCAAACAGATTGACACAATGAGACACGTTCATTTTATCCATATATTATATAGTATGAAATTAATTATCATTTATTTTATTTTATGTATTGACATATTGAAAAGCTTACAATTATAAATGCTGTATAACTTAAACATAAAAGGAATTAATTAAATGTTATTAGATAGACAGAAACAAACTTTATTTGTCACATCGGACAACTACCCGTTTTATTTACAATTAGATGGGACATTAACAGATACACCTGATAAAAACGATTGTAGTATGACCTACGAAGGCCTAACGCAACTCTTTGAAGCCGACCCTGATACAAGAATAGGTTTTGAAGCTGATCGTGTACACTTTAAAAAAGCATTGGAGAATTCAACATGGTAGATCAATTTAAAACAGATTGTGCAATTGAAGCTTACAAAGAAGAATTTAATTATTTTGCTATTGAGGGCGGCAATGATTTTATATCTTTATGTAAGGAATTATTTATTGATGACAATGGAAAGGAAGAGGCCCGGAAAATAAATTGGCAATGGATAGAAAACCGACTGGACGTCCAGTATAAATAGTTAACTTTAACATTGGCATCATCTATTGGTGTCAATTGTAGAATTAACTTAAACCAAAACAGAAAGAGAAATAAAAATGTCAAATTATAAACTTATAGGCGTCGGCACTAACGCAAAAACAATCAAAGGTGACGGCTCTGAATATCTAACGGGTATCATATACCTTGCACCTTTTAAAGTTGTTGTTGATAATCGTACGTTTAATTCTTGCCCAATGGCAGAACAAGCAGGTTGTGTCGAAGCTTGTTTAAATACGGCGGGACGTGGTGCAATGAATTGCGTGCAAAAAGCAAGGTTAAGAAAAGCAGAATTATTTTATAGAGATCGTAATGAATTCATGAAACAACTTATGATAGATCTAACAAAGTTTCAAAACTATTGTAACAAACGAGACATTCAACCCGTGATTAGATTAAATGGTACATCGGATATTAGGTTTGAATTGATCAAGGTTGAAGGTTACACAATATTTGAATTGTTTCCACGTATAGAATTCTATGACTATACTAAAATAGCTAACAGAAAAGTTGATCATATAGACAACTACCATTTAACGTGGTCATATAGTGGTAAGGAAAAATCATATAGTGATATGATGCAAACAGCATTAGATAAAGGTATGAATATTGCGGTTGTCTTTAGGGAAAAGGTGTTAGCTAAATATTGGCAAGGTCTACCCATAGTTGATGGGGATAGTGACGACCTAAGAATACTCGACCCAAAAGGTGGCCATATTGTTTCATTATACGCCAAGGGCAAAGCTAAAAGAGACACAACAGGTTTCGTTGTAGACTATGCCTAAAGCTTAATCTTATCGGTGGCATCTCTAACAGGTGTCACTAAATAATATTAAACCAAAACAGAAAGAAAATAAAATGAATGTATTAAGTTTATACGATGGTATGAGTTGCACGCAACTAGCCCTTAAATCGTTAGGCGTTAGGCCAAAAAAATACTACGCCGCCGAGTGGGATAAGTATGCTTCAAGCATTACCCAAAAGAATTTTCCTGACACAATACCTTTAGGCGATGTCACTAAGTGGAGAGAGTGGGATGTTGAATGGTCAACCATAGATTTAATTGTGGCGGGCTTCCCTTGTCAATCTTGGAGCATGGCAGGTGCCAAGCTAGGGGATAGGGATGCAAGGGGTCAATTGTTTTGGGTTACCCTAGATATTATTCAGCATGTATTAGAAGCCAATCCAAAAGCTAAATTCCTTATGGAAAATGTAAAGATGAAATCTGACTTCGAAAAGTACATCACGCACCATACTGAGCAGGCGTTAGGCGTAGTCAATAAGCATCTGATCAATAGTGCATTAGTGTCTGCACAAAATAGACAAAGGTATTACTGGAGTAACATTGAAGGCATTGAGCAACCGAAAGATAAAGGCATAGTGCTTAAAGATATCCTGGAACAAGAGCCAGTGCATGATAAGTACACCGCAGGAGATAGTCTCTTAAAGAATTATGCAGGCGGCAATCAATTAAATCCTACATATAAAAGCCAAGCCAATACAATACACCCACTTGATGGAAAAACTTTTACATTGTGTGCAGGCACTCACGGCTATGCAAATGGATATGTAGCTAAGAAACCATCACCGCAGGGATTAATACTAGCAGGTCATGCATCAAATATAAGAGGCCATGACAGTGTAAAGAGAGTGTATGATCCCGAAGGTAAGGCACCAACGTTAACGACAATGGGCGGTGGTCATAGAGAGCCTAAAGTAATAGACGTAAATGATATGTCTTGGCGTAAGCTAACACCATTAGAGTGTGAACGTCTTCAGACAGTACCAGATGGATACACTGAGGGTGTCAGTAATACCCAAAGGTACAAGATGCTAGGCAATGGCTTCACTGTCGGTGTAATAGCACACATTCTAAGCTATATGGAGCAAGTGAAATGAATAAATCTTTAAGCTATTGTCCTGAGTGCCTGAGCAAATCCTATAGGCGCAAGCTTAAAGTAATTGATACAAGGGACTATTTTAAGCTAGGTTACCCGTCCACAAAAAGAAATAAGAAGTGTTTGACCTGCGGGTATAGAGTTAATACAGTAGAAATATATTTAGAGAAGGGAAAATAAAATGAAATTTAATAAATTTACAAAGGCTGAAAAGCAAGAATATCTTTTAGGATGTGAAGCTTTTAGAAAAGAAATGCATAACTTTGATACCGTATTGGATGCTTGTGAACAAGTTATGTCATCATTTGAAAGTGACCCACCTGATACACCTTTTCAACTAGGCTTTATGGAAGAGGCTCATGATGTTGGGTGTAATGAAGTTGATCCTCAGGATCATTAGTAAATGAAAGGAAAATAAAATGATTAATAGATACGTAGTAAATACAATTAGTGACAAGACAGGCAAGCTTGTTTGTTATGAGACTGTAAGAACAAGAGAGGATGCCTTACGAGTTGTCAAAAGGTATGCGGCAATCAAAGGAATAACAAATGAAATCCAGGAGGTAAGCAAATAATGGACGTTCAAGATAGACTTAGGCTTGCACATGAACTGGTGTGTAAGCAGGAGAACAAAAGAATGCGAGAGGTGTTCAACATAAGAAACTATAAGGAAGGTGACCAATGGACAGCCCAAAGGAATAGGCAGGAGACAGGTGCTAAGGGTGGCAGAAATAATAAACTTAAAAGACTATGGGTAAAAGAAAGGAATACAAAATGAGTAGATACTTTAATACAACCAAACATAAACGAGACAAGCAACGAAAGGAAAGACTAATGAATGCATTAGTATACCTAACACTAGCCTTCGCAGCCATTGGTGTCATGTATACGTTTAGCTTGGCATTAACTCTAGTATGGGGGTGGGTGTTATGAACCATACACTTAAACTTGAAGGATCATACACAGCCTTTGCACATGCATACGTTGAGCTACCAAAAGGGATGACAGATAAGGATGTAACCCACGTCTATGACAAGTGGGGCACACTTTATGTTGAACTGAGTGATGGTAGTATACTGGAACAACTAATAAATATAGAGATGTTTGATATTAAAAAGTTAGACTACTGTAATATATATTCAGATAGTATGGAGCTGTTAAATGTCTAAGGATACACCATTACATAAATACCATGATGATTTAATTAAAGAGATAGATGATGCTGTATGGTTAGATAAGATGCCTACAGTAGATGATATAGAAGAAGACTATAGCTATCTTAAAGAATTAACCTATAGAACCCTTGTCAGGGACAAGCCCTAGGGTATCAACATTTTTGTACCTGTCAAGAGTATAAGGGAAATAAAATAAATGGAATACAAAACGTACATAATGAGAGGCACGAAAGAACTAGAGGTGTTCGGTGAGGTATGGCAGGATGGCATAGGCTATTGGGATGATCATCAGTTCGTAGTTGAACGAGTACCTGAGTTTGCTATAACAGAGGCATACAATAATGATAGTCGAAAGGCGGTGGCCTTAAAGTCGTTGACATCTAAGGAGATACTGTGCATTTTAGACATGTTTACACAAGATTATTGGGATCAGATATTATGAGCAATTGGTTAAGCCACAAAGAATGTCCATACGAGGACTGCGGAAGCACCGATGCCTTCAGCTACAACTTAGAGAGTTGTTCTGGCAGGTGTCATAGCTGCGAAAGGGTGTACCCTAGAACAAAGGACACCAAGTTTGAATGGGCATCAGAAACATACCCTGTCATGGGGCAAGAACAAGAGAAAGATGATTGGGATATGAACCAACAGCAACAAACAAACATTAAGCCAGTGCCTACAGAGGTACTGACACCTGTCTATAGGACTGTCAGGTCTATCAGTGAGCAAACCATGAGGTACTATGGTGTCAAGACTTACTTAGATAGCAATGGCAAAGAGGTTAAGCAGGAATACCCATACCCATCAGGAGGTATCAAGACTAGGTTTTTCCCTAAAGAATTTAGAGCTACCAACCTAAAGTCAGATGAGCTATTCGGTATGAACCTATGGAATGCAGGGTCAGGTAAGATCGTAACTGTAACAGAGGGTGAGCTAGATGCTATGTCAGCCTACCAGATGTGTAACTCAGAGAAGTATTCATCTGCCTTTGTGTCACTACCATCAGCCACCCCAAGTAATAAGCTATGGACTAAGGCAGCAGATTGGTTAGGATCATTCAGTAAGATCATACTGTCAATAGAACATGATGAACAAGGCAATGCTGTAGCTCAACGCATAGCTAACCTATACCCTAACAAAGTTTACAGGGTACAGCATGACAAATACAAGGATGCTAATGAATTCCTTGAAGCAGGGGCACGTAAAGAATTCTACAATGCATGGTTTAATGCTAAGAAGTATACACCTGAGAACATAATCAATACATCAGATCAGTTCCTTAAGATGTACAACACGAGTGAGAGCCATGTGTATGTAGAGACTGGCGTCCAGGAGTTTGATGACCTATGTATGGGGCTTATGCAGGGCCACTTCACATTGTTTAAGGCTCAGACTGGTATAGGTAAGACAGAATTCATGAGATACCTAGAGTATCACATACTAACGAAGCATCCTGAGATAAGCATTGCAGCATGGCACATGGAAGAGACAAAGCTAAGATCAATACTTGGCTTGGTGTCATACGAATTGAAACAGAACCTGACACGTAAGGATTTAATAGCACAAGATAGTGCAGAACAAAGGGTACAAGATGCTATCGTTAAGCTAACCAAAGATGAGAGGCTGTATCAATTCTTTTTGAATGATGAGGATGATCCCCTTGACATACTAGGACATATACGTTACCTGTCTCAGGCTTGTGGTGTTCAGTACATATTCTTTGAACCTATACAGGACATAGCAGCCAACATGGGTGGCGATGAAAGCAAAGAACAATTCCTTGCTGATTTATCTGTCAGATTATCTAAGCTAGCTGCTGAATTAGGTGTTGGCATTGTAACAATCGGACATACAAATGATGATGGTGCTGTTAAGTACTGCCGTATGATAGAACAAAGAGCATCTGTTGTTGTAGAATTACAAAGAGATAAGATGTCAGAGGATATTGACGAAAGGAATACAACTAAGTTGTTAGTCACAAAGAATAGACCAGTTGGTCCAACAGGATACGCAGGTCAACTTAAATTTAACACAGATAGCTTTACCCTATCAGAAAAATATGGTGAGTATTGATGGAACAACTACTAGAGTATGATCCGTTAGTTTATACAGCAGCAGGGATATATTTCTTGGGTGTTGTCAATCACTACGTCTTGATGAACACCATACACATCATACTTAAAGCACCAAGGGATGTTAACTCTATGAAGTTTAGGGCTGTTGTATGGCCTTATGAGTTAGGTTTAAGTTTATGGATGACGTTTATAGATAGAGGTGACGAATGAGTATACTAGCAATGGACATAGAGACAGATGCATTAGATGCTACCAAGATACATGTGATCTGTGCTCAAGATGTTGACACAAAAGAGAAGTACCAGTTCCTTAACGTGTGTACCATACCAGAAGAAGCTAAGGCATTCATTAAGTTATGTAATGAAACAGATAAGTTTGTCTTTCACAATGGGATAGGGTTCGATGTTAAAGTTATCAATCGTTTGGTACAACACGACCTGATTAATCCATCTGATGTTATAGATACTCTCATCATGTCACGTCTGATAGACTACAGCATCAAAGGTGGTCACAGTTTAAAGGCATGGGGTCAAAGGTTAGGTGAGTTTAAGATTGGCTTCGATCAGTTCGAGGTGCTTACCCAAGAGATGATTGATTATTGTCATCAGGATGTTGAGGTTACAGTTAGATTATACAATAAGTTTAAAGCTACAATCTTTGACCCTGATCTACAGGATGCTATCAAATGTGAGCATGACATACAGATTTTATGTGAGGAGATGACAGCAGCAGGGTTCTACTTCGAGAAAGATAAGGCTGACCACCTGTTAGATGAGGTTGAGTTGCGTATGGCAGAGCTAACAGACAGCTTCCAACGTGACTTCCCACCACAGCTAGAGGAAGTTAACAGGATTAAGTACAGAAAGAAACAGGATGGTACTGTCATGGCAAGTGTAAAGAAAGCACAAGAGAAATACTTTAAGACAACTGTCGATTGGTCTGTCAATCCACCTGACTTAGTGTGCTACGATTGGATAGAGTTTAATCCAGCATCACCTAAGATGAGAATAGAAAGACTATGGGATGCAGGGTGGCAGCCATACGAGAAAACAAAGGGACACATACAGTATGATAGAGAACAAAAGCAAAGATCGTGGAGATAAGTTTGCTCGGTATGGGTGGACGTTATCCGAGGCTAACCTTGAGACACTACCTGATGATGCACCTCCTGGTGGTAAACGATTGGCTGAGTGGTTGACACTAGAGGGTAGACGATCATCACTGGTAGAATGGTTAGGTCACTGTGGTGATGACAACAGAATACATGGTAGGTTCTTACACCTTGGTGCATGGACAGGACGTATGGCACACATGGCTCCTAACCAAGCTAACATACCATCAGAGTTTCATGGTACACCTAAGTCAGCAGTCGAAGAGGTGAAGCATAGGTATGACGGACAGTTTAGAGCCTTGTGGAGTGTCGAGAAGGGTAACTATCTAGTGGGTACAGATGCTGAAGGGATACAGCTGCGAGTTCTTGCCCATCTAATGAAGTCAGAGGAGTATGTAGATGCTATTGTGTCAGGTAAGAAAGAGAATGAGACTGACATACACAACCTGAATAAGAAAGCACTGGGCATGTCACACATAACAAGAGATGATGCCAAGACTTTCATCTATGCATTCCTACTAGGGGCAGGGACAGGTAAGATAGCCCAGATACTACGTGTCAATCAACGTGAGGCTAGTCAATGTGTCGAGAACTTTATGCAATCAATACAAGGACTTGCAAACCTAAAGAAGAAAGTGATACCACACATAGCTAAACGAGGCTGGTTCAAGGGTATGGATGGACGTAAGGTTCTAGTACCATCAGAACATAAGACACTAGCAGGTATGCTACAGAATGGTGAGTCTGTCATCATGAAACACTCAGCACTGCAATGGGTAAGTCAAGCTAAGGACATAGGCATAGACTTTAAGCTTGTCACATGGCCTCATGACGAATGGCAGACTGAGGTGTGTGGTAATTATGCAACAGCTGAAGAGTTGGGTGCATTACAACGTCAATCTTTCGTTGACATCGGAGAGAAATTCAATATGGTCTGTCCGTTAGCAGGTTCGACAGACATCGGACGTAACTGGAGAGACACTCACTAATTTACTTGACAAACTACACCAGTTAAGTTAAGCAAATACAATAATCAGAAGCTAAGTAAAGGAAAATATTATGGCTGAGAAAAAGAAAACAAAGTATGGTGTATTCGAAGGATCACTTTACTATGCTCGTTTGTTCCAGGACAACATGGACAACTCAGAGTACCACGAAAATACACAAGGTCAGTACAACACCATGTTTGTACCTAAAGATAGTGACGAAGTTAATCGTATGATTGCTATGGGTTTCCCTGAGACAGCAATGGGTAATCAAATGATTAAACCTATTGATGCAGCAGATGGTAAGATGGGTATGAAACTTAAACGCCCTAACGTACACCCATCTGGCATTGATGACTTCGGTGGTGCACCTGCTGTAACCAAGGGTACTACAAGTACACAGTGGGATTCCATTGTTGATGGTGCATTAGGTAATGGCACAACAGCTAAGGTTAAGCTGTCTATCTACGGTGAAGGATCAACAGCATCTGTACGCCTTGAGAAGATTGGTATACTTGAGCATGTACCATACCAAGAATTAGACACAGAAGATCGTTGGTAAGATTCCCTCTCCCTCGACTTGGGCATCCCTTAATTGGGGTGCTCTTTTTAATACATAAAGGATTGTACTTATGATAATAGCATGGTGGTCAGCAGGTGTAACCAGTGCAGTAGCTACAAAGTTAGCAATAGATGAGTACGGAAAAGATAATGTAGTACCTATTTACTTTGCAATAGATTCTTCTCACGAAGATAATAAAAGATTTAAAGAGCAATGTGAGGAATGGTATGGTAAAGAGATACAGGTTGAACGAGCACCTGAAAAGTACAAAGATCAATTTGATGTGATCCTAAAAGATAAGTACGTTAATGGACCTGGTGGTGCTAGGTGTACGTTAGTTCTAAAGAAGAGAGTTAGACAAAGACTTGAGAAAACTTTATCTTATGATGGTCAGGTGTTTGGCTTTGAGTATTCAAAGAAAGAAATCAATAGGGCTATAAGGTTTAGAGAACAGTACCCAGATGCTAAACCTTTGTTCCCTTTAATACAAAACAAAATGAGTAAAGAAGAAAGTTTGTTTTATTTAGAGAAGCAGGGTATTGAGAGACCTACGATGTATCACTTAGGCTATGGCAACAACAACTGTATAGGTTGTGTCAAAGGTGGTATGGGTTATTGGAATAAGATAAGAGTAGACTTCCCTGAAACCTTTGATCGTATGGCTAAAGCTGAGAGAGAAGTAGGCAACAGCTGCATTAGACATACATTCTTAGATGAACTTGATCCAGAGGCAGGACGTAAACAAAAGTTTATTATGCCTGACTGCGGTAACTTCTGCGACATAGAGTTTTCTGATGTACTTCACCCAAGACTAGAAGAAGTATACAGGAAACCAGTCCAATTAAAATTAATATAAAGGATTATATCTATGGAGATGAAACCTAAACAGGTGTTAGTAGATGGTGATCCATTCGCATACCGAGCTGCCTTCTCATGTGAGAACGATCCTGTTGAGGATGCACTAGATAAACTAGATGAGTTACTTGAGCAAGCACTCAACGAGGTGATGTGGGAGCTAGACCCTGAGCAGTACCATGTATTCCTGACAGGCAAGGGTAACTTCAGGTATGACTACTCGATTACCCATGAGTACAAGGGTAACAGAAAGAACGTAGAGAAACCACAACATCTACAAGCTATACGTAAGCACATGATTGACAACTGGAATGCTGTTGTGTCAGTGGGTGAAGAAGCTGATGACCTATGTGGTATATGGGCTACCAACTACGGCAAAGAATCTATTGTCATATCCATAGACAAGGACATGTTGCAGATACCTTGTTCACACTACAACCCTAACAAACGTATCATGTTAGAGATGGGTGAGTTTGAAGGCTTACGTTTCTTCTACACGCAGATACTTACAGGTGACAAGGCTGACAACATCATTGGATTGTACGGTATAGGTCCTAAGAAAGCTGAGAAGATCCTTGCTGACTGCACTACTGAAGCTGCTATGTATGAGGAATGCTTACGTTCCTACGGTGGTGAGGAAGCAAGGGTCATAGAGAATGCTAGACTACTCTGGCTTAGACGTTACGAGAACCAGATATGGGAGCCACCTAAATGCGTTTCAGATCAGGCTTAGAGAAGAGGACAGCAGCCTACCTCAAGAAACTAAAGATAAAGTTTGAATACGAGAAGATGCGTATCAAATGGCAAGACCTAAGATTTAGAACATACACCCCTGACTTCGTGCTGAGTAACGGTATTATAATTGAGACCAAAGGGCGGTTCATTCATTCAGATAGAACCAAGCACCTGATGGTCAAGGCACAACACCCCGAACATGATATTCGTTTTGTATTCAGCAACCCTAACCAGAAATTATACAAGGGTTCTAAGACTACATACGGTGACTGGTGTGATAAGAACGGATTCAAGTATGCTAAAGAAATTATTCCTGTCGAATGGACAAAAGAAAAGAAAAGGTGATTGACATTGTTTGACTTTGATAGTAAAATTCGTGCTCTTGTCCTCAATTACGGACTAGAACTTCTCCTAGAACAAAACGAAATACCAGAGGAATTTGTGGTATCCTGGTTAGTGGAAGAAAAGAGAATAGACTTCGAGGATTACTTTAATCTCGATGCAGAATTGGAAGAGTGGAAAAGGATAGAAGAATGAGTAAAGTAGAAAAGTTAAATGAGTACCAGAAGTTAGCTGCAAGTACTGCTGTGTATCCTAAGGATAGAACCTTAGAGTATTTAAGTTTAGGTTTAGCATCTGAGGTTGGTGAGCTGACAGGTAAGTTAGCTAAGTGGTACCGTAAGGACAATGCATACCCACATGGTGACATACTAGATGAGCTAGGAGATGTGCTATGGTTTGTCAGTGAGTTTGCTAGGGTACACAATGTGAGTTTGTCATCACTAGCACAAAGGAATATAGATAAGTTGTCAGATAGATACCAACGTGGTGTCCTCAAAGGATCAGGAGATAAGAGATGAAAGCATTTGGACGTTGGTGGTACAGGTTTATTAACTACATGATCACATGGCAGCTACATAGGGATGCTGTTAAGCACCTAAACAAATTGACAGATAGAGAACTAAGAGACATAGGTCTGACAAGAGGTGAGATAGATCGTATGATCTGGTTTAAAGAAGACAAACAGGATAGAGGTACAAAAGAATGAGCAACAATTACTTACCAACAGACTACCAATCATTTATACATAAGTCACGTTATGCTAAGTACCTTGAGGGTAAAGGACGTGAGTCTTGGAGTGAGACTATAGACAGGTACATGAAGAATGTTGTAGGTGATTTAGTTGATATTGTAACTAAGAAAGAACTAGAGAAAGCTATCCTAGACTTAGGTGTCATGCCTAGTATGAGGTCACTCATGACAGCAGGTAAGGCTGCAGATCGTGACAATGTTTGTATGTATAACTGTAGCTACTTAGCTGTTGATGATGTCAAAGCATTTGATGAAGCTATGTTTATCCTGTTGTGTGGTACTGGTGTAGGGTTCTCAGTTGAACGTCAGTCAGTACAGAAGCTACCTGAAGTACCTGAGTTGTTTGACAGTGAGACTAACATCGTAGTCAAGGACAGCAAAGAGGGTTGGGCTAAAGCTTTACGTCAGTTGATTGCATTACTTTATAGTGGTGAGATACCAACATGGGATGTATCTAAGGTACGTCCAGCAGGTGCAGCTCTCAAGACATTCGGTGGTAGAGCATCAGGTCCTGCACCTCTGGTTGATCTGTTTAACTTTACCATTGATGTATTCAAAGGCGCACAGAATCGTAAGCTGTCATCCATAGAGTGTCATGACATCATGTGTATGATAGGACAAATCGTTGTGGTTGGTGGTGTACGTAGATCAGCTATGATCTCTTTGAGTAACTTATCAGATGACAGAATGCGTCATGCTAAGTCAGGCTCATGGTGGGAGAACGATCCACAACGTGCTCTAGCTAACAACTCTGTGTCATACACTGAGAAGCCTGACAGTCTATCCTTCATGAGAGAGTGGATGTCTCTTGTTGAGTCAGGGTCAGGAGAACGAGGTATCTTCAACAGACAGGCATCTAAGGTACAAGCTGCTAAGAATGGTAGACGTGATGCTGACAGAGAGTTTGGGACCAACCCTTGCAGTGAGATCATACTTAGGCCAGCACAGTTCTGTAACTTAACTGAGGTTGTAGTACGAGCAACAGATAACATTGACACACTGTCTGAGAAGGTACGTCTGGCTACAATCTTAGGTACTATCCAATCTACATACACTAAGTTCCCTTACCTTCGTAAGATCTGGAAAGATAATACAGAAGAGGAAAGACTGTTGGGTGTGTCACTAACAGGAGTCATGGATAATCCGTTGATGACCCTGAAGAACAAAGGTTTAGATAAGACACTTGCTCACCTAAAGAAAGTTGCTGTAGATACAAATGCTGAGTGGGCTGACCGTCTAGGTATACCAGTATCAACTGCTATAACTTGCAATAAACCTAGTGGTACTGTGTCACAGCTTGTAGATAGTTCTAGTGGGATACATGCTAGACACTCTAAGTACTACATCAGGACTGTACGAGGTGACAACAAAGATCCACTGACACAGTTCATGATTGACCAGGGTATACCTAACGAACCTGAAGCATTCAGACCTGATCTGACTACAGTGTTTAGTTTCCCTATGAAGGCTCCTACAAATGCTGTAGTTACAGCCGACATGACAGCCATAGAACAACTAGAGATGTGGTTAGCTTACCAACGTCACTGGTGTGAACACAAACCATCTGTTACTATTAATGTTAAAGGTGACGAATGGTTTGAGGTAGGTGCATTTGTATACAAACACTTTGATGAGATGAGTGGTGTGTCATTCTTACCGTTCAACGAACACACATACCAACAAGCACCCTACCAAGAGTGTGACAAAAACAGTTACCTATGGATGTTAGGTAAGATGCCTAACAGAATTGATTGGTCTAAGGTATCTGAGTATGAGAGTGAAGACAATACATCAGGTAGTCAGACTTTAGCTTGCAGTGGTGACAGTTGTGAGTTAGTAGACTTAGTTTAATGTTGACTTCAATAGGAATATACATCACAGTAGTACTAGCTCTTGGTTTAATCCAAGGGTTAGTCTAAAGAAAGGGAAAGATATAATGGCTATGATTAAGAGACCGTTCAGCAGAGCATTGTACGAAGCATATGATGGCAAGGCTAAGGACAGACTAGCTGATTACTTAGAGAGTGTAGGTCACACCATTATCAGTACTAAAGAAGACTTCAATGTTGACGTTGTATCCCAGAAGGGTGACTACACATACTTCAATGAGGCTGAGGTTAAGACAGGATGGAAGGGTACTTGGAATCCATCATGGGCTGAGATAAGATTACCTGAACGTAAGGGTAGGCTTGTCAACATGTACAAAGACAAAGGTGTCCTTAACTTTTATATCTTTAGGGCTGACATGCAGCAAGCATGGAGAATAAAGGATACCCTACTTACACAAGAGGGCTTGAAGGAAGCTAGAGGTAGGTACATTGTCAAGGGTGAGAAGTTCTTCCACATACCTTACAAAGATGCTGAACTGATTGACCTACAGAAGGAAGCTGCATAATGGCTAAGTGGAACCTAGATGCTTTACAAGATGAGGTGCAACCTGACGTTGTCAACCAACCACCACACTACGGTAATGGTAGAATAGAATGCATAGAATATATGAGAGACAATATGGATCACATGATGTTCATGGGATACCTAGAGGGTAACTGTAAGAAGTACCTACACAGATTCAGGTACAAGCAAAAACCTTTAGAAGATCTACGTAAAGCTAGATGGTACTTGGATTACCTAATAAAGGAAATGGAAGGTGAATAATGTTTACCCCTATTATATTGCTGTGTTACTTGGAGACAACAACCTGTTTAACTTCAACTGACCAGACAGTCTATGACAATATGGATGATTGTGAATACAGTTTAAGGATTGGTGTAAGAGAACTACTCACAATCAAAGACTGGAATATAAAAGCATTCCAATGTTTAAGTTGGTACATAGACACATAAAAATTAAGCCCCTTGGATTTCTCCTTGGGGCTTTAACTTTATTTCTTTTTCTTCTTAGAATCTTTTAGTGCCTTAGCTGTCGGAGCACCTTTAGATCCTGGCTTCCTCATCTTCTCACCTGATCCAGATGCTATCCGTTTTCTCTTAGCATGTATGTTTGCCCATAATCCTTTAGCCATTACCACTTCACCTTGTTTGCCCAGTAAGCAGCACTCATCTTACCTTTTTTAATGTTCTTAGCATGACGTGCTTTGAATGCTTTGTTTCTAGCTGATCCATCAGGACTACCTTTGACACCCTTCTGACCGAACCTTATGATCTTCTCCTTACCATTAGCACATGCTTTGACAACATGGGATTTAGTCTTGTGACTAGGTGTAGCCTTAGGAGAGTTACACTTCATCTTGGCTTTGTTAAGTTTACTTGCCATAATATTCTCTCATTAGTTTAGTGGATTGTCAACTAAAGAATCATATGCTTTCCATATGTCATCTATTTCCGTTTGGTATTTGTCAAGCTTATCACCCAAACTATCAGTGATCCCAGTCGATCTCTCAACCTGACTACGTAAGTCAAGCAACTCTTTCTGTTGTTCCAAGATTGTTTGCATCTGCGTACTAATCGTCGACAACCTAGTGTTAAGCCCTCTAACATCATTATCCTGCACCGCCTGTTCTAGTGTTTGTATTCTTGAACCGAGTTCTCCTGCCTTAGCATCAAACGAACCTGACTTCTTTACAACTGTTTCTATACCTGACTCAACAGCATAGAACCTTTGTAATGTGTCGTATCCGTAATAGATACCTCCACTAAGAGAACCTAGTATGGGCAGGGCAGCAGCTATGTACCACCCTTTGAATGTAAACCCACCAACTTTTACTTCAGCATCTTCTATCATAGCTATCCTTACATACCTGCTGAAGCTGATCCATGTTGTAAGATGTATGATGCAGCTCCGTAGACATCATCAGCATCTCTCATGTCATCTGTTAGGTAACCATTCCAACCTGTACCGTAACCTGTCTCATCCCATGCAATGACAAATTCATCTATGCTTTGTGTGTATGTGATGGCTGTGTACGAACCGATTAGTATGTTGTTGTTAGATGCATATGTATCAATACTAGCTGTCAACTCTGAGTTGTTTGCTGCAGCCATGAATGCACCAGCTTGTTGTGAGTACTCAGCTACAGCATCTATAGCATTGTTGTAGTCTTCAACTTCAGCAGCTGATATACTGTACTCATCTGTAGCTATCATCTCTTGTAGTACAACTTGCTCAGGCTTTGTGTCAGCTTCCTCAGCAAACTCAGCAACAGATGTAGCTGTCATAAGGACAGATGTAGCATCCCCTAAGATGTCAACAGCTTCTACTAAGTTATTCATCGCAGCTGTGTGCTCTTGGATAAACAACTGATTAGCATTTGTAGCTGTCGCATAGTCATGTGCTAGTACATTATCTCTAGCATCCTCGTAAGCTACCAACATAGCCTCTGTAACTTTAGATCCGTCAAGTGCACCGTCTACTATGACACCACCAACTTCAGCATAACCTACAGCACCTATACCTAAGTTAATTGACAACTGTAATCTATTGTCAATGATACTGATCGTGTTAATTAACGACTGTATCTTCTGATCCCCTGTCTGACTGAAGTCCTCTGCGAGTACTCCTGAACCGTTCACTAAGACTGCGAGTGTCCCTGCTAGTGTCAGTTTGTTTAATTGTTTCATCTGTTAAATCCTCTCCTATACGTAACAGCTTATCCCAAAACTTCTTGTTGCCTTCGTACCCAACTATAAACACGTCAGGATTTTCTCTATACTTATCTACAGCTTTCTTACCCATCAGTAGTTTACCAGTTATAACATCCATGATAGGGCAAGGTGTGGATGCTAGTATCATTGCCTTGAATACATTAGGATCGTCACAGATAATACTTATCCCTGAAATCTGTAAACCTAGACCACCTAGTTGTTGTGGTGTACCTAAGAGCCTACTATTCTTTCTTCTGTTGCAGTACTCATCTTGTTTCATTGTACCTTGTGAGTAACCAAACAAACTAAGCTGTAGACCTGATGTTGTAGGTAGCAAACAACTGTCATTACCTCCACCACCCATAACTGTAGGTGCTATACTTGACATAACTGGTGCTGCTTCACCTGCACCTGTAGCATTGTAGTTGTTAGTCGTACTGTCAGTGTTGTTGTTACTACTTACAGTTGAGTCCTCATAGTTGTTACTGAAGTCACCTAACTCTACATTGTCAGCTAGTGCAATCGTCACCAAGGACAGTTTTAAAATCAGGATCTTGGCAGAGAAGCTTAGTAGCTGCCTCAGGGTTACCAAGAAGGGAGAGTGTTCGAGCATTTAAGTTTCTCTGACATTTAGGTTCGTTGTTAGGACAAACAGATGGGTACTCTATGATTGTAGATGAACAACCAGTTAGGATAACTGAGAGTAAGATACATTTACTTATTCTTAGCATTCATAGCTTCCATCATTATACGTATGGACTTAATATTCTCATCTATACGAGCTAAAGTTAGAGCCTGGCCTTGTACTACAGTCTCTAATCTTTCAATACGTACCTCTTGCCTGAGTATCTCCTTAGTGTTATTCTTTACGTTGTTATCTAAGGATGACACATACCAGACAAGGGCTATGGTTTGACACACTATAGCTACAACTAATGTGATGGGTACTGACTTAGAGAGATGCCATTCTGTATCTTTGTTTATCATTTAGTAAAACCAGCTCCGAAGTATAGGCCAACTATAGCTGACACAATGTGAGTATCTAAAGGTGTTATGACAAAGCCAGATGCAGCTTGCCATCTTACAGTTTCGTTAGCACCAAGTAGCCAGTTAAGTATACCACCCTCTACCTCAGTGTAACCTACAATTACATTTACTTCAGGGTAGAATACAGCAACTAACTTAGGCAAGACTATGATAGCAAACACAGCAGACAGAGCTATAAGCCTACGTGTCCAAGCAAAGTGTTTGTCATTCTTACCAGCCTTACGTGCGTCATCTACAGCACCCCTGTTGAACTCAGCTCTTTGTAGTAGCATCTCGTTCTGTGCTTGTTTAGCTTTAATGCTTTGACCCCATATGGACATGACCCCACCGAGAACGGTAGAGCCTAGCATTGTGATTAGTTCTAATGGTAATCCAAACATTTGTTTAACTCCTGTTTACTAGAATAACTAAGTCATTATCTGATATACCTTCAGGTACTATTCCAATTTTTTTCTGAAGATATTTCCTCATTGCTTTTCGACTAATCTTTCCTATATCACCATCTGCTGTAACACCTACTTTTTCTTGAGCTGCATACTCATTACGTAACTCTAGCTCTTCAGCTTTTTCTCGCATACCTGCTAACTCAAGTAGGTCAATAACCTCTTCCCAACGAGCTTCAGCTATTTTTCTATTGGCTCCACCATTTATAAAATCATTTAATTTGTTGGTTGTGATAGTGTCTATAGAGGTTTCATCTAAACCTTTATATTCTAAGAAAGCTAGAGCAACTGGCAGAGCATACTTATTATCATTAGCTAACTCAGGATTATTTATCAGATCTATAATAATGCCTTGCCTTTTTAAAACATCTTGAACACCTTGGTACGTGTTTTTCCCAGTAATTTGAATTAGACCTCTTCCTCTGTATCTGTTCCCATCACCAGATGCGTAGTCTCCATTACCTGTGTCACTATTAGCATATACAGCATTAAATACTTCTTCACCTGTAGCATTAGGTCCCAAACCTACAGCATCCATTCTATTTTTCCATACTTCACCACCTACAGCAACAGCATTTTTATAAGTGTATTTTTTCTCAGTAACAGGACCAGCACCTCCTGTTTCAATTGTTATAGCTCCTTTAAGTAAAGCCTGTTTGATAGGGTTTTTTACAGATTTCTCAATAGCTTTATTAGTTTTTGTAAAAGAGTAAGTTCCTGCTCTAGTAGTAATAGGTTCATTACTAGCTTTAGTTATTTCACTAACATTAGATATAGAATTTTGTTGCTCAGATGTAAGAGTACGATCTACAGGTGTTGTCTCTACTGTATCTACTGCAGCCTCTTGTTCTATAGTAGCAGCTCCACCTGAAAACTGTGTAGGTATAGGCCTACCAAAACCACCCTGTACTTTTTGACCAGGTTGTGCTTGAGGTACAAACTCTGCATCTGTTTCAGGAGCAAGACCTACGGTATCAACACTAGGTTCTTCTGCAACAACAGGAACATTTACTTCTTGGTCTTGCTCTATAGTTTCAATTACTTTTGCTCTGTCTTCAGGGGCAAGGTTATTGTTAGAACGACCCCTTAACATGTCAGTGTCATCTTGGTATTTAGTAGCTAACGATTCTAGGTTAACCAACTTAGAGTCAATTAGTTTAAGGTTGTTTGACAGCTTTAGTACTTTGTTAAAGTCAATACTGAATATGTCTTTAAGTAAGTACCGTGTGTCAAAAGTGTCATTAGTGCCTCTCGGCCTAATAGAAGCATCTGGATTAATAGCACCGTTTACCATAGGTGGTAACTGTAAGAACTTTTCTAAACCACCAGCTGCATTAATCTTACCTTGCATCTCAGCCCAACCAGCTGCACCACCTACAAGTTTATCTTTGTTTTTCTCTATCATTTCATTGTTTAACTGTAACTTGCCTTCAGCATCTGCCATGACAAGCTGTCCTGCACCAACACCAGCATCTAACCTGTTGTTAAGTTCCAATGATTGTCTTACTCTTTCAGATGACAAAGCAGCTTGAAGAACATCATTAGTCTGAGCTGCATTCTGTGGGTCAACACTGTAAACAGCCTCTAGGTTTTTAACAATACTGTTAGATGCAAACTTTGATAACAGCTTTTCACCTAGAATATACTCATCACCTTGGGAAGCTACAGCACTACCTGCTACATTTAGACTGGTTAAGAAACTGTTACGAACTTTTTTGTTACCTAGTAAATCATTAGAGGCTGGAGTCTTAGCACTCTCAGAAAACTTGTCAACTACTGTCTGGTATTCATTTGGATTATCTTTGACAGTTGGTATAGACAAGAGAGAAGGGTTTGTCCCTGCTACGTCAGCTACAGGTGGTGGAGTAGTTGTATTAAATATTTCTACAAGTTTATCCTCAGTTAAATCTGCACCTGCAATAAAAACCATTGCATCAGCTACAGTTTTACCTTCTTTATTGTTTGCCATAATATCTTGAAACTGGCCTATATTTTTACCCTCTTGCATTGCTCTTACAACTGCAATTGTTCCTGCACTAAAGCCTTCGTTTTGTAGGGCAATTTGTATTGTATCAGCCAACACAGCACTTGGAGTGTCACTTACACCCTTACCTATATCATCAAGAAGACCTGTCATCTGTTCCATAACAGAATTAATTTTAGGATTACTTTTAAACTGACCGTACTTAGTGGTCATTAGATTTGATACTCCTAATTGGGCAGATAAGAATTCGTTCTTTGTTACTATACCATCAGCAGCTGCGTCTTTAAAAAAGGATGCAAGTACATCATAGTCAGCCTTAATATTCTTTGACACAGCCGTGTCATCTATAGACTGACCTAATGCTAACTTTTTATTCTGGATGTTTAATTCATTTTCAAGGCTAGCTTTATCTTTTAACTTATTTAATACAGCATTGTTTACAGACTCAGTTGTAACTACCTCACCAGCTGCTTCCAACTCAGACACAACAGAAGGCTTTATAGCTTTGGCAAATTCACCTTTAAGGAGTTCAGCCTTTTCATAATCTTCATTTGTGTCAAATCCGAAAGAATTAATATCTCGACCTGATAACCCTTCGTATTGATTCTGTATTCCTTGAGGAATCTTGGAATCGTCAATCTTAGATATTTCACGCCTAGCATCACCAAGTCGTCTATCAAAATCAATTTGATTAATACTGCCTGATTCTTTTAATTGTTCTAAAATATTTAATTCAGTAGGGGAGTTTGCAATTAAAGACTGCTCGTAGTTTGGTGCACCCTTGGTAGAAGCTGATGGTTGAGCTTTTAGAAATGCACTAGCTAGACCACTAATAGCTCCGATAGCTGATGGTTCCTCTACAGCTTGTTCAGATATAACTTGTGTCTGTAGATCTTGTTGAAATAATGCCATTGTGATTCCTTATTGTACGGTTTTTCGAAGCTGTTCTGCTTCCATGTTACGGCCTAATCTTTGTAATTGTTTAATTCTTTCAAAGGTTGTAGTCTCTGTAAAGCCCCTGTATACTTGAAGCCTTAGTTTATCTTGTAGATCAGGCTCTAGTCCTGTCATATAACTAATAGAATAATCAATACTTCTCTTTACATCATTAGCTCTTTCAGCATTACCCTCTTCAATAGCTCTCCAGTATTTATTAATAAGAGGACTAATTTCTTTTGATAGCTTACGGTATGTCTTGTTACCATTAAAAATAACATCCTTTGCATCATAAACTTGTTGTACTTCCTCTAAAGGTATACCTAAACCTGTAAATATAATATCTAAGGCATTATACTTAAAGTCAACTTCCCCACCTTTTCTAGATATATAAGCCTTGTCTACAAACATACCTCTTACTTTTTCAATGTTGTCAATAAATTTAATATTACGTATTAGTTCTAAAGTTTCTTTTTCTATCTGTATTGGGTCACGTCTGATAATAGAACCTATCCATTGCCCAAAGTCAGCAACAAGATCCCCAGAGGCTCCACCACCAGCACCTAGTAAGTTTTCTCCAAGAGTACCATCCCTATAGTTACGGAATGTTTGCATGACACCATCACCTAAACCTACACGACTAGCTAGAGCTATCTCAGGTACATCCTCTCCACCTGCCCAAGCAAACAAAGCATCAGGTACTCCGTTCTTAACTAGACGGAATGAGTCAGAACCTGGTTCTATTTGCATATTCTCTGGTAGATATGAGTTAAGTGTTTCAACGGCAGGAACTGCATTACTAATACCCATACCTGTTGTACCCCAGAATGGTCCCATCATAACAGCAAGTTTCATTCTTTCAGCAGGTGTTAAGTCTTTACCTATAAAGATACCTTCGAAGGCTCTAAGCATAAAGGAATAAAACTGAGTAGGTACTCTTAGTATACCTTGTTGTATTTCAGAACGACTCATGTTTGTCATGTTAAGAGTGTATGCTTGTTCTTTATTTGACACCCAAGTACGCCCCTCTTCAGAGAGTAAGCTCTTACCTTTGTTAGCTGCCTTCCACTTACGAACAGCTACACCGTAGGCTGACACACGAGAAATCTGTTCACCCTTATTAAAGAAGAACATACCCATGTTCATTCCTTTTTCCCAAGCCTTGCTTAATGTTTTAGCAGCTGCTCTATCATCTTGTTTAGAAAATACAGAAGAAGCCTTTGTAGCTCTTTGGTAACCTTCAGAAATGTTAGTAGGGTCAACTTCATAACGAGCCATGTCTATAAACAGTTGGCGTACTTCTTTAGACTCAGCCTTAGAATAATTAAATGCTTTACCAAATCTTTCAAGAAAAATATCTAAGGGTTTACCACTCAAGTCTAAAGAACTATACAAGTATTTACCCATAGCAACACCCTTGATACCATCATCAAGACCTGCCATAGCAACCATTGGTATAACCTGTACAGACTGTAATACCATTTGGAATGGATCAAGTAGAAATGTTTTCTTAAAGCCGTAGTTGTTTAGAATATGAGTAGGATTAGAAGGGTTAAACTTCTTACCAGTTGCATCATAGATAAAGTTAGACATGTCGTCAGCTATACGCATAACCCATGCGTCACCAAATCCATCACCACCCATTCTTAAATCTGCAATTCTTTTACGTTCGTATATCTTATTTATTATTTCATTTTTAGTTTTGTCAGGTAACCATGTGTTAATGTTATCGTAGTAAGAAGCATAGTCAGTGTTAGAACTATTAGAATCTGCTATTTGTTTAATCTTCTTACCCAGTGAAATCTTAACAGCCTGGGTATACTTACTAAAACCTAACTGTCTGTTGACACTATTGGTTTGGAAAAGGATACTATTTAATGGGTTGTCATTTACAGTAGCAGCACCATGTCCATAGTGAGTTAGAGGTTCGTCATTACGTTTATTGACAAAAGAATGGAAGTCGTCTAAAGAACCATTAGGAATAAAAGCATCTGCGTTTGCACCCATAAACACATTTTCGTTACGAGCCTTACTGCTAAACGTAACCTCATCACCCTCTACGTCTATCTTGTTTTTTGTGAACCACTTCTCAGCATCTTCCTTTAAGTTTAAGCTTGTGTTCCAAGAATTATTTTCCTGAACAATTTCATCTGTTAACCTACCAGCTCTAAGTGCCTTATATATTTCTGTCATCTCTTTAACAGCCTTAGCTGATGTCTTAGGTGAACTAGCAGACAGTACTACATTAACAGGTTTACCATTCTTATCGAGTAAAACTATAAACTCTGTAGCTTCAGGGTTTACTCTGGGACCACCAGCATTGTAGCCCATAGCATCTTCTATCTCAAGAGGTTTAACTACGTCAGTATCTACTACGTATTTAACACCACCCATGTCCATGTCTACTTCAAAAACGTTAGCCATAGGTCCGTCATAGTCAGCCTTGGTAAACTTAGCACCTGAACTTGCATCTATAAATAATTCGTTATCTGGTAAGTCGTCTATATCTACAGGTTTACCAGCTAAGAACTTTTGCTCACCGTTAAGTATAGTAGAAATTCTACGGTAACCTTCTCTATGAAGACTCCTGACTAAACCTGTAGCACGTACAATGTAGTTGTAATCACCTAGATCAACAGTAGCCTGATAAGCATCTACAACTTTCTGGGATGGGGCTTTACCTTTGTTGTCAGCTTTCCACATATCTATGAAATCATCTGTAGTGTACCAAGTTCTTTGAGAGGCTAGGTCACCTGACTGTAGTCTTGCAACAATAGCACCAATCTGTTCGTACTCATCACCTGACACCCTACCTAATTTATCAAGCATTGTCTTGGATATTTGGGTCAGACGTACTGAACCACTCTCAGCCCTATTAGCTAGGTTAGTTAAGTTAGCATTGTCCCTTAGATAAGCACCTGTTAGATTAAGCCTACCAAATACTGCAGCATTAGCTCTGCTTATCTTACCCTCGATGTTTCTAAGAAGAGATACTTTACTTTCAGGTGTATACTTCCAAGCCTCATCAAATTTATTTACATCTACAAACTCGTCAAGGTCTAGTGCTTCATCATATGATATAGCCCACTTGTTGTTAGCTTCATCAATAGGAATGACAGATGCTTCTGGGACATCAGCAGCATACTTCTCTGCTGTCTTCTTTGTTACTGGTAAACCTGTACGTGGGTTACCCATGATTATAGAAATTTTATTAAGGTTGTAGTCTATCTTGGTGTCAATCATAGACTTGTTAAGCTTCTTTTGTAATCCCTCAACTCTTTTGGTAATGTAAGTAGTTAGCTGACCTTCATCTATTACCTTACCCAAGGCTGTGTTAACGTACTCAAAAGCTTCTTGAGCTATTCTAGTAGCAGTCTGACTCTTAGCAGCTGAGGCAGCTATAGGTCTTACAGGTGCTTTATCACCAACAGGATCTACCATACTTGGTCCCATAGATGCTAAGTTCTCAGGTTCATCTGTACGTTTAGCAATGTTCTCAGCAACTTCTGTAGCTGCGTCAGGTCCTGCAAGAGCACCAGCACGAGTAGAAGCTGTAGGTGAGTTACTTATACCATTTATAATTTTAGCTATTTTACGTGCTTCGTTTACAGAAGATGCTGTCTTAACTACAGTCTTACCTGCAAAACCTGCAAGTGGAATAAGATCTATAGCACCAAGAACAGCATCACCAAATGCTTTGTCATCGTTACCTAGTTTAGTAGCAGCTGCTAGCAACTCTTGTAAAGCAAAAGGGTTATCACTAAAGAGAAAACCTTCTTCAAGGTAATCCTCTATCCTTGTGTCAAGGAATATCTCAAAGTCTTGTACTGACATGTTTGAAGAAATTGCATGGGCAAACTCATGGTTAACAGAACTAGGTTTAAGTGTCATCTGTTCCCAAGCACCTATAGGAAAGTTCCTAAGTATGTAACGATCAAACCAGTTAGCTACAGTACCAGTACCTGTCTTAGCAGCATTGTCTTCTATAGCATCCTGAAGTTTCTCTACTGTAAGCTGATACTTTATAGATGCCAAGTTAGCTGCTTCGTTAAGTGCAGGGTTCTTCATAGCCTGAAAGGAATTATCAAAGAAGTCACCTAGTGCAATTAACTCAGAACCTTTAGCTGACTGATCAGCAAGTTCCTCAGCCTTTTCTTCTACAGTTTGTTCCTCTACTTGTAAGTTACTTACAGCTTCCATAAGAGTTGTTGTAACAATCTCTGAGACACCAGCACGTACATCAGGTAACTCTTCAGGTAAACTACCTGTAGCACCAAGGACAGCCGTATCTCTACGTTCAGTAGCAGCAGACTTAGGATTAGGTACAGCAGTTTCGTAAACTACTTCGTCATCCCCAAGTACTTTTGCTTCAATGTTTTCTTCACCTAAAGTAACAGCCATTATTATTCTTTCTATGGAAATATCTTTTTAAGACCAGCACTAATATCATCACTATTTGCAAAGGCTTGCATACCTAAACCAGCTACAGCACCTGCTGTTTGTGCTCTACTTTGAGCCATTGTTATTTCTTGGGATAACCCTGACATCTGACCTGCAAAGCCAAGGTTACCACCTAACTGTGATGACAAAGAAGCTTGACCACCAGCTAGACCTGAGCCACCTGTCACTCCCATAGCCCCAGCCTGTACCTGTGACTGTGCTCTACGTATCTGTGCTTCACGTATAGCCTGACGTTGGCTACGCCTAGCTGACAGCCCTTGTTGACGCCTTTGTGCTGCTGAGGCTTCTTGCCCTTGTTTAATACTTACTGCTGTACCTGCTACAGCTGCTACACCTGCAATTGCTGCTATTACTGGGGCTGTGGGCATACTTTACTCCTTAAATCTGTAAACAAAATATTCATTATCTTTTCCTACATACTCAAAATTTAACATATGTAGAAGTTTATTTATTTTACTCTCTGGTTCTACAGCTGCAAAGATTGCTTTGTAGCCTATTGTTTTAAAAAACACCCACCATTCAGATAACATAGTCTTCATTTCTACTAGGACTTCTTTTGTCATCTTATCTATAGTAGGTAAGTGTAATATAATAAACTCTTCGTTGTACTCTAACCTTATACTAAAACATGATCCTTTAATTCCATCTAAACTTTTAGAAACGGGTATTGACTGCATTAAGTATTCCAAAGCCTAACAGTACAAAATCTTTACCTTGTTCACTCTCGAACCTAAGGCGCATACTGCGACCATGACCTCTCATTTTTAGCCGTGTGGTTACGACTTTTTCAGGATAGTCCCATGTGCCTAAGCTGGACTCGTTAACAACAGGAGTATACTTTAGTCTGTATGCCTGTTGTGGTGATGATGACGTGTTAGTACGGAAGTCCCAGTATGATGACACCAATAGAGATGACTCTCTTACAGGATCGTAACCTGCTGTATCACTGCCTGAGAACCCTGTCTCTGTAGGACGTAAGTAAACCTGTACGTAAGGTGCATTCTTCTTAAGTATTAGGTCACCCATGAAGTCGTACCCTGCCTCAGCAAAGGAGCTGTAGTTTGTGTCACCCCAATCTAAGAAATCAGTACCTGAGAACAAACCCATTGTCATCTTACCTGTAGCACCATCGAAGACCATCAGTACGATAGCTGCATCTGCTTGTGACAATTCTGTTAGCTGTGATACCACAACATCGTCACCACCTGATGTAATAACATCTGCACCAACTGAAGTAATGACATCATTCTCTACAAAGTTAGAACCAAAGCCAGGGTAGTATTCAGCACCTAGTATGTAATCAGGATTGCTTGCACTGTCAGATATAGTCCAAGGATAGAACGATTGTAGATTAACATCAAGAGTCAATACTTTATTCTTCTTGTTACCTACAGTCTCACCATTGTTAGGATAAAACCAGTGTACTCTCTTGTTGGTCTCATCGTACACAGCTGTACATTCTCTACGAGCATTGCCGTCGATAGCTTCAAAGAAAGTCTGTATAGTACCAATACTAATATTGTTAGCCTTAGCTCTACCTGATACCTCATCAAAGCTTAGAGTTTGGATACCATGCTTAGACCACCAGATAGGTACACCCTCTACACTGACAAAAGCTTTAGGGTTGTTTAGACCTACCTGAGATACTCTTGAGATAGAATACTCTGTGGCTTTGAATACACCGTCAACACCTTTGATCTGCCATACGCCGTTCTCAGCAAATACAAAGATAGAACTTTCGAATGCATGTAGTTTTAAAATGTTAGATGCTTCAGGTATTGATATGACACCACCGTCAGTAGCTAGTAGATCACTGATCTCCTCTGATGTTGGGTCATTCTGTTGGTAACACCGTGTAACTTCTGTCATGTTGTCTAGGTATTTAGAGAACAAGATTTTACCTGAGTTCTTTGAGCTTGTCAAACCTGCATAAAACACACGACCTGAGAATGTAGCTACAGCTTTAAACCTACTGGTTTCATTCTCTGTTGTAATACCTGCAATACCTGATGCTTCACTACGGTTCTTCGAGAAGAAGTCTAGTATGAAGCTACCGTTACCTGTTAGAGTTGATCCTGTAAATACTTTTTTCCATTCAGATTCACTAAAGTTACCATCTGCATTCTTACCTGAGTACCAAGGATGGGTCAGAGGTGGGTACTTAGTACTGTTGTAAGATCTGTAAGTAGCTAAAGCTGCAGATCCTTTTTCACCTGTCCAACCAGCATTAGCTGTGTCATACTGACGGTTGGTGTCAGGGTCTAGTAAGTCTGAAGCATATGTAAGGGTGTCACCTAACCACTCAAAGTCTCTTACTCTAGGAGATATTTGGTACGTTGTAATTGTATTTGCATCTGAATCATACGTTATGTAGAACGGTTCGATAGCTTCAGATGTGACAACTAAGTTACCATTTATAGTATCCATCTCAACTTTAGCTAGACCTGGACCTACACTACCTGAGAAGTTAAAGTCATTAAGGTTTACAGAAAAGCTTTCTTCTTTACCTGAGTAAGGTTCTGAAGCTGTGTTATAGAAGTGTAGTGTTATTCCACTTTGTACAACTAGAAAGTCTAACCCTGCTACACCACCAGCATTGTGCCATCTACCTGTTGTAAATACAAACGAACCGTTCAGTGTGAATGATGAGTTAATATTGTTAGTCTCTAACTTAGCAGCCAACCTACGTCTACGAGAGCCATCTCTTTCGAGAAGACAATTAGATTCGTCAATAGATGCGTCTTGAGGGAATGTTAGCTCACCAGCTTCCGTCACCAGTCCCTTGATGAACGTGTTCACTACCTTCTGACTTAATCTCTGCGGCATCTTGTTTTTTCCGTTCTTGTCTAGCTTTACTGAAATTGTCTCTTCGGACTGTGGGGGTTTCTTTTCTGTTTCTTACATACTTTTCTACAGCTTGTTTAGCTTTTAGGAGACTTGTGTAATTACCACTAAGGTCAGCAGGTGGACTACCTTTAGTAAACTTAATCTCAAAGAATACAAACCCATTGTTTGCTTTCTGTATTATAATGTCAGTGTTAAGCTTGTTAGTTTTGCAAACACACTTTTGGTTTTGTGTGTCTTCAATAAATTCAATCATTAGTTTCTTCCGTAGTATGGACGTTTGTTTTCTCGTTTAGTTTTATACATGTCGTTCTGTACAAAAGATTTAAGACGACGAGCTGACTGCTCGATCTTAGGGTCTGACCCTGACTTAAACAATGAGAAGCATGTAGACTTAGCCTCAGCTAACATATAGGGAAGCATTGTGTCATCTAGGTCAGGCTCAAAAGAATCTGTAAGACTGAACGTAGGATACACATACCCAAATGATCTTGATTTATTATTCTGTAATGTTGTCTCTACACCTGCATCATATGAGTTCATGACAATATGTTCGTCATCAAAGCTTGTGTAGTATGATGGTGCTTCTGTATTACCTATAAACAATGTTGTACCACCTGCAACATCTGTTACTATAAGACTATTGTCTGTGTTTTGATTCATACGATCTATAAATACCATAGGTTCAACAAATGTAATTTCTCTGTAGCTTGTACCTGTAGTTGCTACATTGTAGTCAACCCTACTTAGTTGACGAGTATTTGTAGGATACTTAAAGTGTGTAGGCTTGGTTACGTCAGATAGTGATGTTAGTTTGATTAACTGTCTGTGCTCAGGTATATCTCTAGCTGCTATCAGATTAAAGAATGTATCCTGAATGACAGATGCTATTTGTTCAGATTCTACAGAATCACTTATAGAGTTGACACTCTCTGAGTCCATGTCACTCAGTATTGATTGAACCATTTCTAGGAGAGTACGTTTCATTTACACATGCTCCACTACTAGACTAATGACAAAGTCAACATGACTACTAGCTCCACCATCCGATTGAATGAGAACGTAATCGTTGTCAGTTGCTGTGTTGTTAACTGAAGGGTTTAATGTATCTACATCTCCAGTAGCTGATCCTGATTGAGTAATCGTAAGAGTACCCATGCTTGCTGATGCTGAGTTCTTAACTGTTATTGTAACATCACCACCTGCAATACCTCCTGCTAGTACTGAGGTTACTCTACTTACAGTACCTGCAAATGGAATGGGTACATATATATTCTGTGCTGATGATATGTCTGTAAAGTGAACTGTAAATACAGAACGCCTATGGTCTTCCCATGTACCTGAACCACCACCGTTAGCTACATACACCTTGCTTGAAGAGGCTGCTGCTACACCTTTAGGTTCGTGTAAGTATGGATCTGTGAGAGATGAGTGGTTTACGTTAGCCATTTAAAATTCCTTGATGTATGGGTACTAATGGTCCCTGCATCGGGTAAAGATATTTTACCCACATATTAAATCTTTGTCAAGTGTAGGAAAGGGGCCTAAGCCCCTAACCTTAATTTAATTATACGTCTGGGTTTGTCGCAACACGGACAATACCTTCAGGACGGTACAACTTAACACCGTAACGAGATGATGTTACATACTCGTGACGTTGGAAAAA